GTCCCCGTCTTGACATGCTCGTAGGTGAAGTTCATGTTCACGTCCATCGGCGTATCGTCACCCTTGCGCACCGTGTCCAGTTCGCCGCGGTCCTTGTCGTAGGTGTAAGCGTCCGCTTCGGAATACTTGATATCCCCGTCGCCGATCTTGACCTCGATCTGCTGCGGCAGGAAGGTGATGACAGCAAAGGTGCTGTAACTACCCGGGCCGAGCTTCGGAGTGAAAGTGATCGCAGTCGTAACATCCGTTGTGTTCGCCAGGACTCCACCCTGTGTTGTGGCAATTGTGATGACCGTGGTTGGCGTCAGACTTGCACCATCCACCACCATAAGGGGTTGCGGCATGAGACCGAGCGCACCCTTGAATTCCACAACCCACGGGCTGCCGTCATGCGTCACAGTAAAGTCGTCAGTTGTGTAACCATCGTCCAAAGCCACCAAGGCGATCTTGAGATTCGCGGCAGTGATGCCAAACGCAAGAGCGGATGTCGTCTTTCCACCGAAAGTAAGAGTAAAGGTGCCACCTTCTGCCGCTGTTGTGATCGTCTGCTTCGCGTTGACGCCCGCCCCGCCTTGCGTGCGGGTCGCCACAATATGAACCGCCTCCGCATCCGTCTCGCCAGCAATCTGGAAGCGAGCACCAATGGGAATCTTCTGTGTGAGTCCGCCAACCGCCGGGGGAATGCTCACGCTCGTCACAAGACAGGCCACATCATTCTCGACCACTGCGGCCGGCACCGCTGTCTTGTTTCCCTGTGCCGTGCAAGGATACTCAACGGGGTTTGCCCCCAGGCCATCCTTGATGTAAACAGTGCAATTACGAAGCTCAATGCGTGCCATAGGATGGCTCCTTCAGGTTGTAAAGATGTCCATCCGATAGCGGGCATCTACCATAGATTGCCGCAGACCATCAGTTGGATCGACTTGTCCAAAGTGTAGCATCCGTACTTCTTGATTCCTACCAGATAACGGCGATAGGCATCCAAGCACACTCTGATCGTCGTCCTCGCCCTCTCCATACTTGTAGACCGCGATGGGTCCATCCAAAGCCTCTTGAAAGACGCCGGCTATCCGTGTGAACGAATAACGATCCTTATCCGGCGCGTCAAACCGATTGGATAAGAGAACATTCACATCTACCCCAATCGTGTAGTAGTTGTGACTCAACTCTCGTGTAAAGGGACCCGTGATCCTAACTTCCACCCGATCACTGGCCTGCATGAATTCCGTTGTGCGCTCATCAAGGCCCTCAACCATTATCGGGACCTTATTCTCTGATGCCACCTGTTTCAAGTAAGTGGCAATGGATGCGAAAATCCAGCGTCCCCAGTTTGGATTAGCAGCCATTATTCCACCTCTCCTTCTGCCTGTGACCCAATATCCAGCGTGTCGTTGACATCCACACTCTGAATGAGTGCCGGATCAACGGTCTCACCGAGAAGTTTCTTTGCTATCACAGCGTAGGCTGATCCGAACTCGGATTCATCAATCTCGACGATAGCATACTTGCAACCCTGGTAGGCAATCCAATCATCCTTCTCCAGGACAAGGGCTGGAGCATCCCGGCGGTCAATGACAAATAACCGTTTGCCAGTGTCAAAGCCGCCACCTTCAGCCATCAAACGGTTGACATTCAACATTGCCCTATTATGCAACATCTCGCGGGTGATCTTCATTGGCAAGATTGCAGCTCGCCCAATGCGGGTTGCTTGATACCGGTGAGTTGCTTTACCCGTCCGTGAATCGGCCACTGAGTCAAGAAGATGGTAAACAACAATGGGGCCGCCATATTGCCGTTTCAAACCATAAAGTGCCAACTGCACCTGACGGTTGAGAAAGTATTCGTGCTGTTGCATGGCGGCATCCTTGTATTACGGCAAAGGTTTCAAACGGGATTCCGGCCAACGCTCATCAAGCGCGTGTTCCAACCGCCGCATCACAACGGTATTTCGCGCAATCACTTTCGTGCATCGTTCAACAAGCGGAAGGAGAATCTTCATGTAATCGTCTTCCAACTTGGTGATTCGCGCCGACATTCGATTCTCACGGCACCAACCTTGCCAAAGGAAAAAAGCAACAACAAGAGCAAGTGGACCGTAAGTTTTCAGTACGGTAATAACCTCTCCAAGGTCTACTCCCATTGATAGACTCCTTTAATAGAGAAGGCCGCCCGCCCAGGTGTCTGGGCGGGCTAAGCCTATGATTAGCCAGTTGGGTTTAGCCCAACAGCACGGCGCAGAGGTTCGTATCCAGAACCGCGATGCCCGCAAGGATGTCCAGGTTGACGACAGTGCCGCCCTCCTGAATATCGTACTGCATCGAAACGCGCATGGCGATGTCATTGTAGACACCGACGTGGCTCAGCACGCCCATCGCGTTGTTCGGCACCGCCAAGGGGCGAGTGACCAGGGCAATGGCATCCCGATGGAACGCCATATTGAACGCACCACCCGGGCCGGGGTACGCCAGCTCGTCATTGGTCAAGAGATAGTCCAACGGACGGTCGAGAATCAACGACTGCTCACCGGTACCGGAGAGCCACGATTCGATAATCGTGTAGACATGGCGAGTCGTGGTCCCGAAGGCGATCAACTGGCCCACCTGCGGCGCGAAGCCGGTTGTGAAACCATCGACCTTGACCGCCTCTGACCACGCCGCGGCATAGCCGCCCTTCACGACGCACGACGTGTAGATCGTGACCTGGGCGTCATTGAGAACCGCGTACTTGAGCGCAGCACTCAGGGTGATCCCTGTCGTGTCGGCAGTACCCGACGCAGCCCGAGCGTAGGTCGGCTGATTGTCACCGTCCACGGTCACGTAGCACCACTGAGTGCTAGCAGACGTGTGGCCAGTGAGGTTCTCGACGACCAGTTCCGTGGCTGTCCCGGCGGGATACCCGCCGACGCTGTTGACCCGACCATCCGAGATGGTGTCACAGGACACGGGCGAAACGTTGTTGACGTTCTGGTCCATGTATGTGTTGAAGCCCAAGATGCGGCCGAGAACCGCATTCTGGAGAGCCGTCCCACCATCGCCGCGCTCGGAAGCGCTGATGAACAGTTCGGTCTTCAACAGAGCCGTCTCACTCACGGTGGAGAGAACGAGGTTCCGGCCGTCCACCGGAGCCTTGTTGACGTTCATCTGCTCACGGGCCTCCAGCACGTAGTCCTTACTGTTGCTGGAAGTGAGGTTGCCGAGCCGCCCGACCTTGTTGGCCAGGAAGGCATGGCAGCGGCCGATAACAGCGCGATCGACGCCGCGGGCGATGGTCTGCATCCCAGGACGCAGATACACATCCACCAAGTCCTGGAAGGACTTGCTGGCTTCGCCGTCCTTGATAGTGAAGCTGGTGTAGAACCACTGGTCCAAGGGGACCCGAACGGGCGTGGCGCTGGCGTCCTGCTGCGTCAAGCTGGTGCCGTCCTTTTTCCGGCTGATCCGGAAGGTGCCCGGCCGGCGGGTGTTCACGACATCCCCGTAATCCTTGACTTCGTTCTCGAAGTCGCGGTGAACGAGGTTGGCGATGACCATGTTCTCTTCGAGGATGGCGAGCCCTTCATTGGCCCACATCTCGGGGATGAACGCGGTGTTGTCCTGTGTCCAAACAAAGCAGGCAGCCTGCGCCGGAGCGAGGTAGAGATTCGTCTTCATGTTCGTTTTCCTCATGGGGTTGAGCCGCTATTAAGCGGCCTCTGTGGTGAGGCGAAAGCCTCGATACAAAAGCCGCAACGCGCGGCCGATAACAAACCCCTGACAGTTTAGCGGCTGGCCTTATATGGCCGAAGTCCGAGAAGTTCAGGGTTCTTCGCACGGATTTCCCGGTATTGCTGCGGAGTCAATTTCCGCACGTCAATCTTGCCGCCACCCGACGCTAGGCCGCCGGTTGCCGATCCCGCCCCGATTCCACTGACCACTCCGGCCTTGAAGAGGTTGCCGTACTGATCGGGCAACTCCTTCATCCGTTTGACAGCTTCCTCGGGGGTGCGGACCATCGCAGTGGACAAGCCGGTCTTGGGATCAACATCCGGCATTGTGACCATCGGCTTATAACGGCCGGTGCTCTTGTTCGTCGCGGGGTCCATCTCTTCAATCAACGCCGTCATCGGACGCAGCAGCGTCACGATCTGACTGGGGCTGAAGGCGTCATTTTTCACGGCTGCATCTTGCAGTGAACGATCCAATGTACTCTCCCGGTAAAGCGACTCCCATCCCTGGGCCTTCTTCTCACTCTCAGTCAGTCGAGTTTCGTAACTCTGTTTCAACTCTTCCTTTTCCAGGGCGGCCTGTGCCTCCTTCGACCGCAACTGTCCTTGCACAGCAGCCAAGTTCTCTTGCAGAGCCTTGCGCTCATTCTCGTTCAGATTCTTGCTCGTCAAGACTTCTTGGAGTTTTGTTTCCATCGTCTTGAGTTGGCTCTGATGCTTCCGGCGATCCTCTGCCAGAATCTTGTTCAGGTCATCCTGCGTGAAACTCGTCTTTCCAGCGGCAGCCGCCGCCGCTGCCGCAGACGCCGTAGCAGCAGCCACTTCATCGGCCGCCTTTGCCGCAGCCGCCTTCTCGGCCTCACCATCGCCCTCGAAACAAGAGAACAGAGCCGGCGCGAAGTACAATTCAGAACACTTCATTGGTAACACCCTCACCCACCCGGGAATAGTCAAAGAGTTCTGGTGTTAGGTGGTATAGCAACCAGACTCAGCCCAGCTAACCCGCTGGTAAGGCACACTCACGAAACCCTGGAAAGCCTCACGGCATCATCGTCTCGCAAGAAAGGCTTGATAAGACGCCACGCCAGGGCGTTAGGAACCATGTTGATAAGATGTTCGATAGGCACCTGACTCCGTTCGTAACTCGTTCGCACTGCACCGTAGCCTACCGAAGTAACGGCCAGTGTCTCCAGTTCCAGTTCAGGGTCCTTGTTGTCAAGCAGACTGTGGGCAATCTCATACTCAGCCCGGCGAATGTCCTCTGGTACAAGTGTATCAGTGCCTCGCGGAAACTCCAAAACCTGAGCAGCCTCAGCGGCGCGTACCAGATCAAATGTAGCCGTAGGATTTGATAACGACAAGAGATACACAGTATGCTTGAGACCCTTGAAGTTCAGTCCGTCAATCAGTCGCCGGGCAGCAATCAACGCCCTGATACGATCCACCGTTGAGGCCGCCGTCCAGGCGAACTCATGTAGGCGATTCTGAAAGTATTCAGTCGCCTCAATCACAGTGCCATAGAAGGTTGCGTCAATTGCCATAGGTCACCTCATTGAGTATGCGCTTCCCATGTTGCCGTGCCACCTGACAGCCGAAGAAAATAGTCGCCATCAGCGGGTTTTACCGGTAACCAATCCGTTGCCGGTCCACTCGGGCCAGTGGGTCCACTCGGACCAGTAGGACCACCACTCGGGCCAGTCGCACCATCGGGGCCAGTCGCACCATCGGGGCCAGTCGCACCATCGGGGCCAGTGGGACCATCAGGGCCAGTCGCACCATCAGGGCCAGTAGGACCATCCGGACCAGTAGGACCACCACTCGGGCCAGTCGCACCATCAGGGCCAGTAGGACCATCCGGACCAGTAGGACCATCGGGACCAGTAGGACCATCTGGACCAGTAGGACCATCGGGGCCGGTCGGACCATCAGGACCGGTCGGACCATCAGGGCCAGTAGGACCATCCGGACCAGTAGGACCATCCGGACCAGTAGGACCACCACTCGGGCCAGTCGCACCATCGGGACCAGTCGGACCATCGGGGCCAGTAGGACCATCCGGACCAGTAGGACCATCGGGACCAGTCGGACCATCTGGACCAGTAGGACCATCCGGACCAGTAGGACCATCCGGACCAGTCGGGCCATCAGGGCCGGTCGGACCATCGGGACCAGTCGGGCCATCAGGGCCGGTCGGACCATCGGGACCAGTCGGGCCATCAGGGCCGGTCGGACCATCGGGACCAGTAGGACCATCGGGACCAGTCGGACCATCAGGGCCAGTCGGACCATCAGGGCCGGTCGGACCACTCGGGCCCGGCGTTGCCGGACCACTGGGACCACTGGGACCACTCGGGCCGCTCGGGCCACTCGGGCCAGCTCCAGTTGGACCACTCGGTCCACTTGGGCCACTGGGGCCAGTCTCCAAATCTGCAACATCCAGAACCTTCACCTGCGTGGCAACAAGTTCAGCCGCAATTCGATCCCAGTCCGCAGCATCAGGATTGGCCGTGGTTGCCAGGCCATCACGAACGGGATTACCCGTCTCACCATCCCAGACTTGATCCGGGAAACTTGGAGTTACATACGCCATAATCCTCCCCCTCTTGGCTAAGTTAGCCAGTCAAGTTGTGTTCGTTCGCGTTCGGTATACCAACCATCGCGCCACAAGTCTGTCAACATCTGAAAGTATTCCTGATAGCGCCAACGGACTCGATCCATACTGTAGTTGGCAACCGACCGCTGGTGAATGTATACCGGGTCCAGCGTATGAGCATTCCGGGCCGCAAAGAGGAAGTGATCCAATGTATGGCACCGAAAACCCGTCTTACCGTGTTCAACAGTCTCCGGGAAGGCCCCAAAGTCTGTCGTAATGGCCGGCGTACCGGCCATTTGACTCTCAATCGCTACTGCACCAAACGGTTCGATGTAGGTTGTCGGAACGAATGTGGCAATGGCATTCTGGTAGAGCGTTGCTCTCTTTTCACCTGTGGCGAAGCCAACGTATTCCAGATTGTCGCCCTCGTAGACCTCGCCATCCTCGCAGTAAATCTTATTCCCATCTACCTTGGTGCATCCCTGTCCAGCGATTTTCAACTTAGCTCCGAGCCGCTTGCACACCTCGACCGCAATGTGAACACCCTTCCGCTTGATGAGTCGGCCGAGAAACAGGTAGTAGTCGCCTTTCTGCACTTGCAAAGAATAATCGTTTGGATTCAGACAGTTGGAGATAACAGCGTCGTAAAACTTACCATCCGGATCAAAGCCGCCTTGCGCACCCCAAATCTTGTGCATGTGAGCATAGGACTCAAACACACGATACTTAGCAAACGTCCCGTTGTATCCGATGCCGTACTCCACTGTCAACACGTCGTCTACGGCATTAGCTATGGGTATGCCCAAGTTGCCTGTGATGAGACACACAAAGTCACCATGCTGTTTTCGCTTGTTGATTGCCTCAATTGCCCGATCATTAGTCAGCTTCCAGTAGGGGGCTGCACCTGCCCAATCGACGTTGTATAGGGCTCCGGGATTGTACACCCCGAAGAAGCTCTCTTGCTCAGCTTGAGACAGAATTTGAACGTGCTCAGCACAGTCCTGAACCTGGCTCCCCTCAACACCATAATGGTACACTTCGTGACCAAGGCTCCCCATCATCTGGCAGAAGTGCAAAATCTTCATCGTGAAGGCGCACGCAGAGTGATTCATGTTCGTCTGCGTATG